ATCTGTTTCTGATAATCAAGGTCAATCTGTTTCAACTTCTTTTCCGTGCCTTCTCTCATCAGGTTGATTTCATCCTGTTGGTTCTGACGGTGAAGTGAAAGAAGTTGTTCGGCTGTCTTTTTTTGTTCTTTTTTTTGCTTTTCAGCAGCTTTTTCCTGCTTGGTCAAAGAACTACCAGTAATACCGCCCAAATTTTTATAGGCTTTTTCAGTTGTTTCTACTCGTTTCTTAGCTTCTTCATACAGCTTTGAAGTAAACTTGGATTTATTCTTTTCTATTTCAGAAAGTTTCTTCTTAGCATCATCCCAGTCTTTCTTCGCTTTCTCATAATCCTGCTTGTAGGTAGTTTTATTCTTCTCTGAATCAATTCGGGTTTGCTTGACTGATTTTGCTGTATCTATAAGTGTTTTTATGTCTTTCACATTATAGATTGCTTCATCAGACAAAGTACCCTTAATATCAATAGGCAAACGAAGTTTCACAGTTCCATTTCCCCCCTTTCCTCTGATACGCTTCTCCAACTCAGAGATGTAGCGGTCAAACTCATTAGTATTAACATCTTTAAGATTGGAAATGAACTGTTCGGAGATGCCTTTGCCTTTTTCTTGCAGCATGACATCACGCATAGCACGCAATTCTTTTAGTTTCTTCACATATCCATCAACGCCTTGCTGACCGGAAAGAGTTTTCAGCAGATTCTCGTAATATTTGATTTCAGATTCAATGTTAGAAAGTTCCTTGGTTTGCTTTTCTCCGGCACGTTTCGCATCTTCTTCCGTTATCTGTTGCTTTAGTTTAAGTATATCAGCCAACTTAATGGTTTCGATGTCATATTGAGCGAATATCTTAGGGTATTCTTTTCTTAACTCCGCTAAACTTCGACCTCTTTGTAAATCCGACAACGCTATATCACGAGAACTTTGTACGAGGGAATCAATCTTCTGTTTGTGTTCTTCTTCTTGCTTTTTAGCTTCTTCTTGCTGTTCATTAAACCTTCTCTGTGCCTTTTCTGCTTCTGTTGCCGAATCGCGGAAAGCCAACATTGCAACTCCAAGTCCTACTACAGCAGTAGCCAACAACACATAAGGATTGGTAAGCATTGCAGCGTTTAAAGCTAACTGCGCTTTTCGTGCCAATAAACGGGCATTGGTAAGTCCAATCTCCACAAGAGTATGTTTACTTTCGGCAGCAGTAACAAGCATCACTGCGGTCCGGTATGTACCATAAGTAACCACTAATCCAGCCAAGATCTTACCTACTGTTTCATAATTCTGAATCAACGAAGTTGTCATTTGAATACCGTCCATGATAACACTTTCCGACTTTGTTCCCAATTCGTTAAACACGGAATCCAAAGCATCCTGCATCATAGACAACTGACCGTTTATCTCTTTTGAAGCGTTTTCGGACATCTGATAGAATCGACCACCAGCGGAAGTAGCATCTATAAATGCCTGCTGAACCATTTCTGCGGAAATAGCCCCCTTAGACATCTCATCTTTGAGGGTAGCGATAGACTTACCGGTCTTTTCAGACATGATTTGCAGAGGATTAAATCCTGCATTAATCATCTGATTGAGGTCTTGACCCATAAGTTTACCGGCAGCGGACATCTGAGAGAATGCCAAAGTCATAGAATTAAACTTTTGTGTGTTCCCCATAGAAACATCGCCAATAGCTTGTAGATAACGGGGAACTTTCTCAGCTTCAATGTTGAAACCAAGCATCATCTGCGTGGCTGCTGTTACATCAGAAAATTCAAGCGGAGAAATTTTAGCGAACTCACGAACTTGTGACATGAGGGCATTGGCTTTCTCTTTGTTTCCCAATAAAGTTTCAATAGCAGTGTCAGCAGCCTGGAACTCGCCACGTACACGAATCATTTCAGAACCTAATGCCTTTAATACTCCAGCACCACCAATAACCGCCAATGCTTTCTTCCAAGAAATAGCGATACCGTTGTTACTCTCTACGATTTCCTTAGCATTATCATTGTAAAGGGCGTATTCATCCCGAAGTTTCTTTACGGAAAGACGCGCTTCGGCTTGTTGTTGGGTTAATCCAAATAAAGCTGCCTTTTCTTCATCAAGAGCTTTGCGGGCAGCATTGTATTCTTCTAACTTGCTATTTGCTGATAACGGATTCCTTTTCAATGCTATACGATAAGCATCCCCAAGTCGTTTTACATCCGCTTCAATATCCTTAACTACCGCTTTTTGAGCAAGAATCTTCTCTGTGAATCCATTCACGGCCTGGGAAGCATCGAAGATTTTCCTTTTGAATCCCGTTTCCATCTCCGCTCCAGCTTTGGCTGCATTAGTCACCAACTCATCCAATCTTTGGTTGGATGCAGCAAGTTGGGCATTCAAAGCCTTGAAAGCAGCAGGAGACTGCGTGCCATCCATGCTCATTAACTCTTGTTTTAACTTCACAATTTCATTACGGAGCCTTACAACTTCTTCCCAGTCACTACCTACCTTAAAATATAATTTCGCCATATCTATTTCTTTTTCCTACGATTAGCCAATTCCTTACCACTGATTCTATTCACTTTTTGACCACCATATACTGCGTGTAATTTATCCCGTTGCATCATCAGCAAATTCCGATAAGGGATAACCTCAAACACTTCTGTATAACTCAAATGAAGCGTGTCAATCAAATGGGCTATCTGCCCGAAGAACGTTGTGTTTCCTACTGTTTCGGTCTTGCTGCCAGCATCGACACGTTCCTCATCGAGCTGACACACTGAAAAGCCGAAATATCCATCATAGAGAAACAGACTTCCAAGGCATCTTTGACTTCTTCAAAAGTGCCGTTCTCCAATTCTTTGACCAAACTATCATTCCCGCAGATGAAGCATGAAATACCTTTCAGCATATCTTCAGTAGCTTCAGGAAGCTCTTTAATAGCTTCCATGACATTATCTCCAGTCATGCCGATATTGGAAAAATGATGAATGGCACGACAGATAATTTTAATTGTAGGAGGTTTAATGGTATAAACCATCCCTCCTATCTCCACATTCATGAAATCCAGCCCTAACAAAGCATCAGAAACCGTTTTTGCTGCTTGATTCATATTCTTAAACTAAAAGGGGGAATGGTATATATCCATCCCCCGGTTATCACTCTTGTGCTTTTACCAATGTTATCTCTTTTTTAAGAGTGGTATCAACTTCAGAAGGAGTGGTTTTAATATCTCCTGACTGAGTGACGTACCCCACTTTCGACACTTCATAGTGAACGGTAGCCCCAGCATTCACCTGCTTTGACTTGACCGTTACACCGTCCAACTTTACGGTCGCATCGGAAGGAGTAGGTACAATGGTTACTGTAGTTCATGCCTGCAAAGCTTTAATCTGCCCCTCTTCGTAGTTATACTCAGAAGAAACGCCTTCAATTCCCGGTTCCTGCACCAAGCCTTTTACAGCGATTGCAATTGCCTTATCCGTATTGGCTTCACGGGAAACAATACGGCATTTTGGGAAGATGAACCAGACATCATCATCGGTCAGACAGAACAATGCTTTGTTGATAATAACTTTATCCAAAGCACGCTTCCAACCCACATCTTTAGATGTTGCCTGAATAACATCGCCACCCATGAACGCTTTCTTGGTCTTCCAGTCATATTGTCCGATAGAGAAAGCGGGCGATACTTCTCCCGGCACATCATCGTAACGGTAATTCTTTCCCGTTAATTGGTTCTTGTACCCAGTAACGGAGGCTTCCGTTTCCTCAATCTGCCACGTTTCCCCGTGTACATTCAAGACCTCATCTTTGGCTTTGATAGCGGCTTGAATCAAAGTCTTTGCGATTTCGGGGGTAATGTCTGCCGTTACCTTATCAATATCGGCAAACAAGATTCTTTTTATTCCTACTGCTGAAATCATAATCTTATAGTTTTACATTTATTACTTCAAATAAAATTCTCACATTCACGTAATGGCATTTCAAAGCTGTATCCGCTTCCGCGCCAATTGATTCGATAGAGTAACGATAGGTTGTACCGTCATAGGTGCTTACTACATCATCAAGCAGCTTGTCAGCCTTTCTTTCAAGTTCGTTAAGCCGGATTGTGTTCGCTTCATTCTCGCTTAAATTGGGTACACATAGATTCACTTCTGCGAAAGATTTCTTCCAATACTTTCCCGGCTGTTGTTTCTTCGTGTGGATGACAATCCTTTCGGACTTCAATTCACCCGTCAGCGTTTCACCATCAGGCACTATATCTATTCCGAAAGCCTTGCAGTCCCGATAGAGAATGTTTCCTATGTCGGTAGTTACTATCATTTCACAATCTCCCAATCTTCGGCAAACACATCACTGATAGACGGAACCCATGAATCAGCACGCCCGGTGTTCTCGTTGTAAATAAGGCATTGACTCGTATAGTCAATGAAACCTTTGCCTTTCAGAATAAGGTCTTTTGCTGATTGCGGAAGAGATTGCATCTTGGGAATAACATCACTCTCTATATGAGCTGGAACCTGTTTGAATACCATTAATCCTTTCCCGTTCCAGCCCTTTCTACGGATAGTGCCACCTTGTTTCAAAACTTCTATAGCATCACCGAAACAGATAGGAGTTTCTTTCTTGACTTCTCGATATGATTCTTCAAACAGTTCTTTGGGTGACCAACTTTCATAGCCATATTCAGTACGAGTGTGATATCCTAGTTTATAAGACTCATTCTCTTCTATTTCACTTTTTACCAAGCCTTTACTGCAAGCTTCACCCAATGTCATAGGTTCTGCTTCAATCTGTTTTGTTCCAATGTACTTTTTCATTTTTCAAATTCTTCTTTTAATCGTTTCTCCGCATATAAAGCGGCACTACTTAAAACATCAAATCCCTTAGATTCTACGAATGATGCGTATTCCGCTTCGTTTTTCTGTGTCAAACCATCTTTATCGACATCGTAATCATTGGACGTTCTCAAAGTGAGTGTGTGGTCTTGATAATCGCCATGTTCCTCCGCGTACTTCACGGCTTCATCGCCTACATCAATCATCTTCTTTTCGACCTCCCATTCTCCTTCATCGAAAAAGGAGTCGACATCTGAGAAATCGAAATCTACATCCATAATTCCGAGTAGTTAAAGTAGTTTGTACTCTTTACCGTGTAGACTTCGCCTTGACCTCTTACGCCATCACCATCCATGCAACGTACTTCATCACCAGCCTTGACAGTAATTCTCTTCTCGCATACCACATGATAATTCGGACGATACACAGAGCCGTTATCAGATGAAAACTCTTTGGTAGTGTTATCATCACAACGGCATTTGCACACCTCCTGCCAGCTTTCACCACCTGTTCCGGGAATAGGTCTGCCAAACTCATCCTTATCCATTGGGGTGATAACTTTTACCTGCAATATGTGTGGGGCGAATATCATAAGAAAGTCACTTTAGGCTTATCACTCAATTCGTCTTTCAAACCGTACCGCTTGCACAGAAATGAATAGTAATCCTTAATGCCTTGAATGTTCCAAGACATAGAAAAACCGCTTTCGCTGATGGAAGTGGCACGAAGCAATAGAGAGGGGATGAACTTCGCAATTGCCACCGACACCCGTGTTTGGCAATCCTCGTTCATCTCACCCCCTCCGCTTATCTTTGCGTTCAGACATATATCGAAAAGGTCAGCCTCCGACAAGTTAACGCCGAAGGTCTGAAACTTCTGTAATATATAATCGTTTACTGTCATGCGTTCATCTCACTCAAATCGAAGTTCACAATCAGGTTCGGGTTCGCAATCTGCGGAATCCATTCGGCTGTGTATTCCAGATAGCGACCATTGCCGTCCTTGTAACCTGAAATCAGCATATCGCCATCTGCCTGAGTGTAATTACGTCCCGGTACACCATCCACAGCTTCATAAGGAGTGTGGAAGCGCATATAACCGATTTTATCCTGCGGAAGCAGGGAAATACGACCATCTGCATAAATGGGGATATTCTTACCTGTTTGGTCTACCACATAATCTTCCTTGATTTCAATAGCCGGAAGTCCGATACCTGTAAAAATGGTAGAAGCCAGTTGCGAGGTGATAAGCCCGGTAGACATATACATTTCATTGCCTGTAAGCTGCATTTTGAACTTATCTCCAAATTCACTTGAACCGATAATATTCTTGATGAATGTGCCACGGCTCATAATCATCTTGGGGAATGTGCCGTAAATAGATTTCAGCTCATTCAGTTTCTGCTGCAAGTAAGTGACGAAATAGTCTTTATCCTCTGTGTCCGGCTTGATAAACTTAAACGGCAAGTCGATGTTCAATAAGTCAATTCCTCCGGCATTGTCGTCCTTGTTCTTCACGCTTGCTGCTCCAGTCATCAACAGAGAGCCTACGATAATGTCCATACGCTTGTGCGGTGCCAGCAATACCTGACGGTAATCGTCATAGATGAAGTCCACGATGTCACGCATGGCTGCTTTCTGGTCTTCCGGTTTGGCGGCATTATACTTATCTATCAAGTCCTGCAAGTCAGACAAACGGTCGATTGAGATTTGATAGCGGTCACCCAAATAGGCAATCTCACCATATCCGGAACCGATATTCCTGCGTTCACGGATAGGCTTTTCGCCATAACGGGAGTTGATGGAACCAGCCATCACGCCAGTAACCTGACCGATGTAGTCTTTAAATACACGAGTAGTAGTCCTACGGAAGCCCAAATACTGCTGCCAATAAATTGTGTCCTTTCTTGTCTTGAGGACACGCTGAATCACTGCATTTACAATGTTCGGGTCATTAAACAATGTATGAATAGTTAGCATCATATATTAGTCCTCCTTTCTTTATTTTGCCATTATACCTGCGTTTTTCAACGCTGTCAATAATCCGTTAAAGTTTTCTACCGACACCGTACCAGATGCATCATTCACTTTGGCTGCCTGCTTTACACCTCCAAGAGCAGAAGTCGTAGCTGCTGTTAAAGTATACTTGTTAGCTTGTGCTGCAACCCCATCCAATTTGACTTTATCTTCCTTACTCATCAAACCGTCCTGACTAGAAGAAGCCTTAGGAATAGATACGGCTTCTTTTTCTTGTTTGACATCCAAAGCGTTAAACTGGAAGTGCGGCATATTCGCCTTGTCAATATCTGCGAAAGGCATTACCAGCTTGGTCGGTTCGATTTCAAACGCACGCATCAAAAGGGAAACCAATACTATGCCATCCTCTACCTGCTTCCTTTCATACAGAGCTGAATTTGCGATAACTTTGGGCGTTGTACCATCTGCGGCTGTCGCTTCGTAAAGAACTGTTCCAGCTTCTAGATTTTCTCCAAAGTCTGCCGCTAACGTCAGCTTATCAAAAGCTTTGTCAGCCTTGTCAATAGCGTTGATTGTCGCTCCATGCGCACCGTTACCCAAGTGCATACCTTTGTAAGCCAAAGAACGTTTCTTGATTTTCAATGTGGTATTGGAGCCTGTCGTAAACTTCTCATATACTTCCACACGGATAGCCACTTGGGATGTTTTCTTCACCAAGTCAGCTGCAATCGGTGTGAATGAGGGCAAGTACGAGCCGACAACGAGGTTGGTTGTGTCCAACTTATACGGACCTCTGCGTCTGCGTCCGGTTTCTACGTCGTAGCGTTCTTCCTGCTCAACTTCCGGTTCAAGATTATACTTAAATCCTGCTGCCATAAAATCACTGTTTTTGTTGTTCTACAATTTCTTTAGTGTCGTCTGCAATCATTTTCGCAAACGCCTGAGTTTCATTCTCCAGTTCTTTTTTTGCTGTATCTGGAGGAACTACACCCTTAAAGCCGTCATTCGCAAACTCCTGCTTCAAGTCCTTGAAGTATGCGTCCAAGTCCTCATCGTCCTTAATGGCGCATCGTTTGGCGTAGTTTTCGGGAATACCATACTCCTTTGCCTTTGCCATAATCTGCTCCTGCCGGGTTGCTTGCGACTTTTCCGTTTCAAACTGAGCGAGCTTGTCAGAAAGCGGTTTAACGGCTGCACTCACTGCATTGGCAATGATGGTAGCCATATCATCCGGCTTGTCTTCCGCTTTGGTGGTTGTGGTAGTAGTGGTAGTCTCGACTGGCTTACCGTCTTTAAGGTTATGCTTCTTCTCGTAGTTCTGAACTGACTTGAAAGAAGCATCCCCGGCACGGAAATCACCATAATTTGTTAGCACGTCCGAAAAGCTAATTCCCTCCACAATGGTAGGTACTTGGCCTGCGTCCGTTACACCCTCTGCCTTTTTAGTGGCAATTCGGGCAAGAATAGCAGCATCCACCCCAGAAAACTTGGTTTGAAGGCCTGCTAAGATTTGTTCTAAGATTGTCATACCGTATGAATTTGATTTATAAATTTCTACGGTAAATTTCGGCATTAATAAGCTATGTGAGAAATTATCAGATAGGTGATACACGACAATGAAACGATTGTCGTAAAATGGTATAAAAAAGGCGTGAAACCGAATGAATCACGCCTAAATATTCTTCTTATGAACTAATCAGAAACCCAACATCGCGGCTGGAGGTATATTCAACACTCGACATAGCAACCTCGCAATTTTGAGGGTCGGTTCCGAACGTCCAGAAATATAGTCATTCACACGCGATGGACTTATTCCAATCTCACCAGCAAGTTGCTTTTGACTCATCCCTTTCTCTTCAAGAGATAGCTCTATCAATTCCGCAACAGTCGGTTTTTCTATCGGATAATGTTCTTTTTCGTATGCTATCACAATATCGGACATAACTGTAAGCTCCACCGCATTTTTATCGTTTGCAGGGGTATTATCATCAACCAATGGCAGAAGTTCCTCTACTCTTGCCAAAGCAAATTCATATTGTTCTTTACTAACTTTATTCATATCCTGTATCTTAAATGGTTGAACAATCTATTTTATCATATTCTTTATGGGTACACACTTTCCGAATAAAAATATAGCCCATTGTAAACTTTACAACTACTATCAGTCGATAATTGTTACCTCTAATATTGAATACATAGTGCTGGTTGCCTACATAATCAGCAGCAGGAAAATCTACTTTAATGTCTGATAGGTTCTTCCATTCAGCTTTTTCCGCTATATCATACCAACGTTCTAAAGCTATGCGTGAATCTTCATAGCCTTTCGTTTCGTAGAACTCTTTCAATTTCTTATGTGATACAATTCTCATATCTCATTTATTTGATGCAAAAATATGAATTAATTTTGAATTATAAAATTTTTCCAAGAAATATATTCTATAATATAGAATTTAGCAATAAAAAAAGCGGAACTAAATTAGCTCCGCTCAATAGTACTATAAAAACATGAAGTAATGAATTATCCCTTGAAGTTAGGAAACGCTGCATTACTATTCTTTGCCCCTTGTTCCTCCTTGATTTCTGCAAGTTCCTCTTCTACCCTATCAGCATTTCCGGCAAACATGATTCCCTCACGCGTTGACCAGATGCCACCACTGACAGCGGAAACGGCAGTAGTCACCTTATCATTCAAATCATCAATCATATATGGAACCAGTTCTGTTTCTATGTCAATGGTCTGCGATGCCTTGCTAAACTCGGTTGGATTGATAGAGCCTAAAGCGGAAACAATGAAATTTACTCTCCGCTGCAAGAACTCACCGATAACCTCACCGTGATTTTCTACCGCCATATGTGCACCCATGAACATAAAGCGGAAAGCGGTTCCTGATGCTTTGCCTACCCCCTTCAACGTCTCAAAGGATATTCTTGGAGTGTTTGACATATCATAAGCCATATTAGTGAGTGTTTCTGCTTCAAATTTTACGGTATCTGGCACCTGATTCCATGTTAAATATCGTGCACCAGCCCCCTCTCCTTCCAGTTTTACCATTCTATCCTTTGTCTTACCAGTGAACCCTATCACTTCACCAATTAATTCCAAAATGGGGAAAAAATGATAGTCGATACAATCAGCATAATTGGATAATAGTTTCTCCAACCGGACCCGGAAGGTCTTTATCTTCTTGCAATAAGGTTCAGGACGATAAGCATAGAGAACCGGTAGTTTTGGGAATCCATGAGCAAAAGGAGTTCTTTCTTCATATCCTTTAGACAAATCCCATTGATAAACCATTTTGTCCGTGATAGTCATAAAGCAGATGACCTCCGAATCATCCATGAGCTTCTTCTTGTACTCACGTGAGAAAGCAATCATTTTACCTTCGTCGTTAAAGAACGGGTATAGCTTATCACCTCTGAATGGAGACCATAACACGCTTTTCAGTTTCTTGGTGGGCTTGACCTTGCCACCGAACGTAGTCTTAACTTTCTTCCAAAACTTTGCCCAAAACGAATCATCATCGGTAACATACCAATATTCTGCCGCTTCTTGTTCGGAGAGCCAGGCACGGACAATCTTCTTGTTTTGGTATTTGATTTTGTTGGATTTAAATACAGCCTTTACCGCATCCAGCAGCTTCTTTTCATCATCATCAGTCGGAGTGCAATCCATAGACGGTTCTGTGCCGACCGTGAAAGCTGTTTGAATGTTCACTATATCTTGTTCCAATGGAATGGAAATACGGTTCACCGGTTCAGTCTTATACTTTGCTTCGATTTCATAAGTCTTACCAGTTTTTTCATCGAAAACTTTTTCGGATTCCTTATCAAGTACTTTTCTGTCCGGATACTTTTCTTTATCCACAATGATTTCGTGGCGTTCCGGATTCCAATCATCCCAAAGTTTGCAACGGTCGGGAAGTTCAGTCTTCCTACCTTTCTTCAGGTAGTTTATCTTCTGCCCGATGTCAGGCAATGCTAATATTTCTTCTAAATTCAATGGCATAGTTTATATTTTTAATGTGTGAATATTCCTGTTAAATCTTTCGGCTTCTGAATCTTACCAAGAAGCTCACCCAATACATAGTAACGTACAGCATCTATTCCGTGATTGTCATGGTCTTCCGGTTCGTTGATATAGTTCCCGTCCTTATCCTTTGCCCAAACATACTTTCTGAACTCGCTTTGCAAGTTGTACGAGCGTTTGGTTATATAAATCTCCATATCTTTCATTTTGTCAATTCCGGCATTGATAGAGCCTGCACCTTTCTCTACGGCATATATCTTGATTCCTCCGTTGTGTATCTCTTGAATCAAACGTGGGTCTGCGCTGTCAGCAATGACTTTCAATCCCCACGGGCGAAGAGTCTTGATGATGTCAGAAGAAAGCAATCCAGTACGGTAATCCACTTCATCCAAGTAAAGGGCGTTATCAACGATACCACAACGAATGGAAGCAGACGGGTCATGCGTATAACCGAAGTCTTGCCCGAAAGCAATTTTCTTTGCCCAAGCCGGGAACTCGTCAACAATTCCCCACTTCTTGAACACAGCACCTTCTGCAACGTCAGCCCACCGGCCGATAACCACATGAGCATACTTTTCAGGATTACTCACCTTCATATCTTCCACCTCTTTCAGGAACTCAGGAGAAAGGTTATCCAAGTTATCAAAATACGTAGTATGGATATGGAGCACATTCGGATGAGTGGAAATCTGAACCTGCACACCGTCAATCTCTACCAGCTTGTGAGTTTTCTCAATGTATTTCTTGTAGATGAAGTGATTGGAATCACATGGGTTCATTATAATGATAATCCGGTTCTGAATACCCTTCTTGCGAATGGAGAGCATTATCTTGTCGAACTCATCTTCGCTTGTCCACTCTTCCGCTTCATCGCAGACAAAAGTCGTAATGCCTTGAATGGATTTCAGTTTTGCTGTCTGGTTTCCGGAAGAAGTCTTGATACCCCGAAACATGATACGGCTCTTAGTCATCTTATTGACTATGTCCGTCTTTGTGGTCTTGAAATATTTCGTGGTACCGTCCAAATCTATCTTCTCCATCATTTCGGGGATGATAGACATACCGGCAGAAACCATCGTGTAACGGGTGTAAAGAATCTGATGAACTATTTTCTCTACGGGAGTCATTTCAAAAGTCAACCGCTCAATAAAGGTAGAAGCATTGAAAGACTTTCCCGAACCACGCCCACCGGTAATAAGAATTATAAATTTTTCCTTATCCTCGTATAATGGATGGTAAATTTCTTGAGGTACTATCATTTCAGCTTGTCTTTAATCCAAGAATCAATGTTGATGCCATGCTCTATGTCTGTTGGAATATCAGCGTCTTCATCTTGTTTGCGCTCAATCTTTCTCCAATCTTCATCATGGTGGTACAGCCAAACGGACATTGCTTGCAAATTAGGAGCCAACTCGCTTTCGCTTACTTGTAATTCATCTTCGCCCGTCAAATTCCCTTCTGAATCACGGAGCTTTCTTACCACGGTGCTTTTGGTTTTTATGCCACCGAGAGCCATTGCAAGGAATTTAGCCCTTACAGTGGCATTGATTGTCGCGCGCCCACGCGCTAAGACTTCGGATATTTCGGTGTACTCACTTTTCTTTTCGCAGAATGTTTGAGGCAAAATCCCTATGGCATAAGCAATTTCCTTGTCAGTGAATCCCTTTTTGGCATACGATTCCACGAGAGAAAGAAATTCCTCGCTTGTATAATCAAACTTAGGCTTTCTTCCTCCTTTACCTTTTCTATTTTGAGATTCACTATTGCTCATATTACTTCTTTAATTTTCCACATTTCTCACATTGTTCATACCTGAACTCAGAGAACATCACACTACCTTTCCAAACATAATGATGAACACAAAACAGGTTTTGCTTTAGAACATTCCTTATCCAAAGTATAAAATCGCCAATCATAATTTTAACCGTTATTGTTACCCATATAGACACGGCGAGAAATTGGCTTGTTTCCATAGACATCAACTCCTCTTTTTGAGAAATAGCTATCTATTTTCTCAGCATATCTTCCCATTATGGATTTCGTTCTATCCCTTATGTTTCTTTGTCTTGCAGAACCTAACCCGTATTGTCTTCCAGCGTTGTACATTATTCGTCTGGACTGCTGATATAACTGGCTATATGTTTTCTTTCTAACTCAGCTTTCCTCCCAATAATTAATCTATTCTTTCTACTTGTTCATCAAAAACTTCTCCCTTTATAAACTTCATATCTGGTTCATACCCGAACCTTTCGCAGAAAGCGGCTTTAGCTTCATAGGTATCAAAGGACAACACCACATAGGCATCCATGTTCTCGGCTTGCTTCTGTGCGTTTTCTTTCACCTGATGTTTGACCTCTTTCATGTGGGCAACCTTTTCGACACGTTCCAACTGCTTGGCGGCTTTATCGGCTTCTTTCTGTTCGGAAACTGGGACCATCATATCAGACAAAGCATCCGCAATAGAGTTTTCCTCTTCGGTCTGCAAAAGATAGTCGACACCAATCATATTCAAGTCTGCATCGGTCAGACCTGCATCTTTCCAGTCAATATCAGGAACAATACGGGCAAGAGCGTCAAAATCCCATGTCCCTTGTGCATTAGGGTTGTTCATTAGAATGTTTAACTCCTTTTCCTGCTGCTCGTCCACGTCTATGACATCGACACGAATGCGGTAGTCGTTATCGGGAAACTTTTGCAATTCGTCCATGACAGACAAACGCTGGTGCCCGCTGACTACGGTAAGCCCGGTACGCTTATTCACAACTATTCCACCTACCAATCCGAATTTCTTGATACCACGTTTCAGTGTCTTACGTGATTCATCAGATAGTTTTCGGGGATTATAATCCGCAAAGTGAATGGCAGAACGATTAAGTTCCACCGATTCACTCTTTATGTATTTTGATAATTCCATATTAGCCATTACTTAGACCGAAACCTCTCTGCCGAAGAGTATTCCTTTCGGCTCTTGCTATAAGATTATCACGAGATTGTTTTGCACGCCTGCTTGCAGCACTGCTACTCCATGTATTTTTTCTTCTCCAGTTAGCTTCGCTCAATCTTTCTGCCTGAGCATATATCTGTTCTCTTGTCTTTCTTTTTCTGACTCAGCAATCCTCCTTATTAATTTTGTTGATTATGATACTCCCAAAGCACTCTTTCAGCCATCGGGAAAACTCTGTAAATTCTCTGTAAATCTTGCGGGTAATTCTTCTCCATCCAAAGCATACAATCAAGATTGAAACCTACTCCCGAACTGGCTTTCAATGAATATCGAACTGGTTCGGGTAAATTGTGCTGCCTCATATAAGCAAGAATATCCTTTTGTGTCCAATCAGCCAAAGGATAAACCATACCGTTATTCTCGTAACCGTTTACCTCATACCCTTTCAACATAAGCCTACGATTCATACCATCAGCTTTTTTCATGCCCAAGAATGTATAATAAACTCCATGAGTAAGCTGCATAGCCTTTACCACATCTGCCAACTTCAATAGCTTTACTTTCGGATTTGGCACACAATACATACCGCCACGGAGAATATAAGTAAGATTCCAATGTGGTACTTGAACAAACTCTATTTTCGGATATTTGGCTTTAGTCCAGTTTATCCAACGGTTAATATGTTCCAAATTCTTGACAAAATACATGAACACGCAAACAATCCGGTCAAACTTCGGATAGACTAAATCAAGCAGAACAAGCGAATCTTTACCAAGTGATAAAAACAGTAAAGCCTCATTCGATTTTACCCGAATGAGGTCTATATATTGACTCGCTTGTTCTACTTTGTTCATAGCTAGCCACCACTTAAACCAAATGAAGTACGAAGATCACTGTAACGCTGTCTGCGTGATCCTAACTGTGTGGCACTTGCTGTACCTCTACGATTGGCAACCAATCTACCACCTGCCCCTGCACCATTCATATTTCTGCGAGGCCCGGCTACTCTGTTAATTCTTCTTGCGACTCTGCTTTCTAATTTTAAAAATTAAACAAATCAATCTATATGTTTTTCTAATATCTTGCCCAAAGTATAATTCATTTGTGCAGCAAGATATTCTTCGCCTTGATGTTCGTAAACAATATCATTACCGTTTTCATCTGTGAGAATAACAGCTTCTGCTGCTTTCACTTCAACGATAATATAAGGACGTTTACCTGTATATGCACCTGTCAGAAGCTTGATTGCATCGTACTTGATAGGCTTCAATTCTACCTCACCTTCTTCAGGCAGTTCTGCATCAGCCGGATATTCTTTACCGCCACATAGGTAAGTGATATACTTCTTAGCGTTAGTTGGTCTGATTTCACGGTATTCGTGGGTTTTCTTGCCTGCCAAGATTTCATCGAAATACTTCTGTTTGATGCTTAATGTAAGAATGTTCATAATCGTGTCATTTTTTTAATTAATACTCAATAGTTGCGGGGGGCTGAATCGAACAACCGACCTTCACCAAGTCAAAGTGAAAAGCTACCACTGCTACACCCCGCGATAGTACCCCAAAGGTACTACCACAACCAAAGATAACGAAATATCTTCAATCGTTATACACGACAATTGGCTTATTGTCGTGAACTAAGCCATTTATCCCGTCTTTCTCTACACGCCTCTAAGGTAGGCGCACAGCAAGAAAACAACTCACCGCTTTCAGTACGGTAGTCGTACTGGTACATTCTCACTCTTTTACCTCTCAACCTGGTGTTGTAGGTAGTGTAATTCTCTTTACCGGGTTGACATACGCTGCAACCGTTTTTGTTTATTGAGTTCATAAGCTAATCTATAAAAGTGTTATTGCAATATTCTTTCACTCTCTTTAAGTCAGGATAGCCACTTTTACAAACAATATCACCCACTATTGAATCATGCTTAATATGTCTGTCAAGATAGTCAATCAACCGTTGTGCTGCATCCTCTTTCGTAGCTGCCACAAATCCCATACCCGCAAAGTTGCCAACAAGCCATTCAGAAGTCACTGTCACACCTCTTTCGTCTGTGTATATGTGGTATTCTGAATTAGGTAAACTCTCTATCAATTCAATAATTTCTTTCGGTGTTACCATGTCAATCTATATTTATCGTTTCACATTCAATCTTTCTTCACTCGTATAAGCCACTACAAGCCCTGTTTCATCATGCTGTATGGTGATGTACTTTTCACCCCTCTCTATAGTAGAGAAGTCATAAGGGGTTACCATCTTACCCAATACCTTGCCCAGTTGCTTCATCAGTGGGGCTTCAGGGCTGATAACTAAAACTAAATCCGCTTTCATAATCGTGTATATTGTGGTGCCCGAAAGCTACCGGATTAGGACTTAAAATAATCAAAATATATATTCACCTGTTTGTTTGTCATAGACACCTATTAAACCGTCTTTATACTTTTTACGGTAATTTTCATAATGTCTTGTTATGATTTTAAGAGAATTAGAATCTTTCACAAATACACCGTTAAGCTCTAAATAATACCGTTTCATAATCTTCTATATTGCGCAGGGCTTTCGCCCTGCTGGTTAAACTCAGTTTATTTCGTAATAAGGTTGCTCGCCTCTAATAACTCTCTTTGCATCTGCAATGCTATCATACAGCTTTGATTCGTCATTATCTATGATTACAAATTCTTGATGAAAGCCATCTTCAAACACTGTTATTATGTGACCTTTGTAACTTACTTCTCTGATGATATTCTTTGCTTTCATTATCGTATATCTTTTAATTGTTATTACTTCGTTTCTGATGATGCAAAGATAGTATATTATGTAACAAATAATACTATTTATATAGTTAATAAATTATAAAAGTATTATTTTATGTAACATATAATAATTATATAAGTATATTTGCATCATGGAAAAGGAAGATAAAAGAAGAGTTATACACGTAGAAATGAAAGCAACTGGTAAGCATAGGTACTTTGCTTCACCTGCTGCCATCTATGATGTATTTTCAAGTCAAGAACTTGGAATTGCCCGGCAGTCACTTCTGAACTACTGGCAAAAGACGGAAGAACCTTATGAGAATGCTATTTGCGTAATCAGAAAAGGAGAGTTAGAACGAAAAACTAAAAATAAGAAAGGAGATATAAATGAGACAAATTACATTAATCCAGGGTGAAAAAGGTTCGGGTAAATCTAAATTTATTCACGAAAAACTCAAAGAAATAGAATCGGAAGTCGAAGTTATAGAAACTGTTAATAAGGGGGATTGGAATACCGAAATCTACATTGTCAGAAATAAAAATTCCAACGACATTATTATCCTAAATTCCGGCTCAGATATGAAGTGTATTATTAGCGCATTTGGAGCTGTTTTAAGTAAATACCCAACAGTTGCATCTATATTCACAGCTATTAGACCTTACAATAATAACCCCAAGTTGCATACTTGGATGAAATCAGAGCTTCATATAACTGAGCAAGATAAAGTCACTACTATTGATTTAGATAAGCCAAAGCATTAAACTCCGGCTTACTCATTGATAACCTCATTAAAAGCAATAAAGGCGCACCAAAACGATGCGCCTTCTGTTGTCAATTAGTTCTTAATTTTATATCAGAGCCTCACGGCTAGAATATCAGAATCTGACAGCTTCCATTCTTCTGAGAAGATTATTATATCTCTCTTGTATAAGAGCTCTTTGTTTATCGGAAGCAGTTACAATCTTTCCCTTATATTTCCGCATGACAGATTCATTCATGCCAATTTCCTTTGCAAACTTACTGGCATTTATGAAAGGAAATGCCTCGAAGAATCCGCTTAAATCATATACGTAATCAACAGAATACCCAGACTTATACCACACAGGAAAGTCTCCATGTTTTTCTTTATAATATTCAGCCTGCTCTTCAAGTACGGACATAAAATCATCTTTCGCTTCCTGCTCTGTAAGCCCAAAACCGTACGCTCCGTTCACATCCTCCGAATATACGGAAATACCCCCATCATTCGCCTTTTCAATAATTGCCTTAATCTTCTTCATAATCGTGTATTTTAAATTCGTCAATTAAAGCACCCACCGAAGTGGGTGCAGTCCTTTCACTTCTTTAACCCTGCCTTTTTCAACATACTGTCAAGAGTACCATTGGGTATCTCTTGAGACTGATGTCTGCCAACAGGAATAAAGTAGTCAAAGTCGGGATGAACATATTTATAATGTTTCTTTCCCTTTTTGATTGTCCAGCCAGCTGATTCAATCAATTTGTAAAACTCTGAATACTTCATAAAATCAAAGAACATTTTTAATTGACACTACAAAAGTAACATATTTGTTACAATAAAACAAGCAAAGATGAAGAAAGAAATAACATATTTGTTACTTTTAACACCGTGTACACATAACAAAAGCCGGATCACTAAACTCCGGCTCATTAATTGATTAGCCCTTTGAATTTCAACCGATTTACGATTTCGGTGTAAAGATACTCTATATCCCCGCTGAAATCCCCATAATTCTGATAGAGAAACACGACATCAGCGCAGTTGTCGGAAATTGTACTCTTGGACTGAACCCCAAGTACCCTTGACATCTCTTCGCGTAACCCAGCTGTCATTTTCCCACCGGCAAGCGAACTTGGAGAAAACAGGTACAGGATAATGAAGATGAACTTCTTCCGCTGGGTAACACTATCAATACAAGGGGGAAGACTTCTGCTATTCAATAGCTCAACGAAGATTTTATAGATATCCCTAATAAGGCTTTTATCTCTCAAAATCGGTGAAGCTAAGGTATTTTCTTCCTCTGAAAGTTCTGATTTCTCAATTCTAATCTTTTTAAGGCGAATTATTTTGTTAAAATCCAGTTCCATAACACGATTATTTTAAAAGTAAATAGTATATTTGCATCATAATCGTGTAAGGAAGAGCTGATTCATGGTCGTGCGTGGGTTGGCTCTTTTTCATTTTTCCCCATTCGTGCTGACGAATGGTTTCTTTTCCAAATCATAGCAAGTGATATATACCCGTTTCCCATTAACATCACATAGAGCAAGGGCATATCCTTTCTCTAGTATTTTAACCGGCTGATTGTCGCAATAGACAGTACTTCCAACCGGAACTCTTATAAAATGACGTACTATCATTTGATTATCTTTAGCTTGTTATACCAGCGTGAAGAGAAAGGGAACCACCCGATTAGGAATGATTCCCCGAAAATAGTTACTTTATATAGTTTGCTCATGGATTTTTCTTTTCAAGTATTTCAACACATTTTTTTATCCCATAATCGAAACCCTGTTTATAGCCTTTAGCATATTCTCCGATGGTATATACCGCCATTGACAGAAAAAATAGAAGGATACCTACAGGCTTATACCAACCGGGAAACGAGATGGAAAACGGCTTAAATGTAATTGTGAGATCTCCGACCCATAATAGGGAAATAACACATATAATTGTAAATAATATTGTTTTCATAATTATATCGTTATTCGTTAATTGGCAGTTTCATAAAGCACATCCATATTGTTTTGCTCTGCCTTCCAGTGGTATGTCCAAATAGAGGTTTAAAAGGGATAACAGACAATACATCCACTGTTTTTATTTCACTCTCGTTCCATTTGAATACAAGCGTGCCGTTAGGCTTCAAGACGCGCATACACTCAGTAAATCCATCGTGTATTAGTGACTGCCAGTCTTTCGGCAGTTTTCCGTACTTTTTAGCCATCCATGAGGTTTCACCAAGTGTTTTTAGATGAGGTGGGTCAAATACCACCATGTAGAAAGAATTGTCCTCAAACGGCAAGTGGGTGAAATCTGCTATTATATCCGGTTTTATCTCTATGGTTCTGATCTTATCTCTATCCTTGGCTGTTACTATCTCTGATCTCTTATCAACGAATAAGGCAAGAGGATTATGTTTGTTAAACCAAAACATTCTACTGCCACAGCAGGCATCTAATATAAGTTTTCCATTTTCCATTAAGCTATTTCTTTTAATTTCTTCAATCTCAACTTTTTCAATACTTTACAAAGTGCTTCAGTATTTTTTCTCGCTTGTGTAACCTCCACCGCATTCCCGATAAATTTCTTTTGGTCAGCTTGTGTGCCTATTAAAACATAATCTTCAGGGAATCCCATAATCTTTTTGAGTTCCGGAATGCGAAGCATCCGCATTTTAATATCCACTATGCCATACAGTGCCATGAACTCCTTTATCTTCACGGTCATAGGACTATCATTGTCGTAGATTTCAATCGCTACCTGACCGCTTTCTGTTGCTACCAGATAGGGCGGCATCTTATCCATGCGGGCTATTAATGTGAAGCAGGGGCTATCAACAGAGCCGCCAGCACTGTTGAACTGTGGATTCATCAGATAATGCCATTTCCTGTTTGCGGTAATGGTCTGGGAGGGTTCCTCTATACTACTACCTACATTTGAGAATGCAGTATTCATTATCCACGGCTGGCATATTACTAAGTTTTGTTTCAGTGTTGTGGTAACAGCGGGGCATGGTGAGTTTATATCAGACACCTGACCACCTCCAGAATATTGGTTCATAAAAAACGGAGATACAAGAGAAAGTCTGTCTTTCGTCAGAAGTGTAGGACAAGGCTGGTTAATATCCTTTCCTGTATCCTTAAAGTTATAAGAACACATAAATTGGCTTTCAATTAAAGCCATCCTGTCCTTCGTTGTGACCGTAGGTGCAGGAAGTTCCACCGAATGATTATGCCCGTTCCCATAGTAAGCCGATACAAAAACGTGGTGGTCTTTACAAGTGATTGCTCCAGCCGGTTCTTCCACTGATACGTTCTTGCTGTCGGGGTGTCCGCTAAACTGCTTAGAGAGGAAACAAACTTGCGCTACTCCAAGTCTGCTTTGCGTGGCTACCACCGGACATGGTTCGTCAATCCCAGGAGCGTTATATTTCCCTGTACGGCTCATAGAATTATACTTTACGAGGAAGGCATCCTTTCCGCCGGCTACAAACTTGATAAGTCCGGCATAGATACGTTCAAGCGTTTTCTCTGCAAGAGGCTTTTCCCTGAAGATGGTAGTTCCTTCATCAGAGAAATCAAGCACATCCTTTACCGGCTTCCACTTCTCCAGCCGCGAGAACATATCTTGCCTACCACCTTTACAGTGGGTCGGTTCAGGGAATACTATCGGCAAGTTCTTTTTAGCAAAGATGCCGAAGAAGCGTTTCCTTGTGGTGTAGGCACCGAAGTCGGCAGCATTTAAGATGCGGTGCTCAAAGTTGTAACCGTACTTCTTGACATTGCGCACCCACTTTTGATAAAGCCGGCCTTTGTCCATGCTGATAGGTTTCCCATTCTCATCCATATCTCCCCATGACATAAACTCTTCTACATTTTCAATCTGAATGTAGTCAGGGTCTATAACATCAATATAACGGAAGAGATGTTCTGCCAACGTCCGGCTGTCGGCATCTCTCGGCTGACCGCCTTTGGCTTTCGAGAAGTTGGTACACTCCAAAGAAGCATGAAGCATTATCATGGCATCAGGGTATAGCTGACGGATACGTTCTACAATAGTGCTTATCGGGGAAAGTTCCAGTGTACGGATATCCTCAATAAAGTGAAGTGCATCAGGGATATTGGCATCATGTGAAAGGATGGCATTCTTGTCATGGTTCACACAACAAACAACCTTTGCACATTTATTTCCATCCAATCGTGCTTCTTCCACACCTTCGGACAAACCGCCGGCACCACAAAAAAGGTCTATTACGAACAATTCGATATCGGACAGACCTTCTAAACTCCTTAGTATTTCTTTTAATGATTTCATAATCGTGTATTCTTATTTCTAATTTGAATAAATCCCCTTCGTTCTGTTTCTTCTAACAGTGAAAAGTCTTCATCCTTGATTTCACATTCTGTTTCGTAGTTCACGGAAGTATAACTTGGGATATTGAACTTTTTCCGGATTCTTACGATAACATCCGGATTTCTTGTTACCCAGTAAACGGTTATTCTCATGGTGATATCAGCATTTTTCTAGCTTCCTCATCTCCTGCATCAGCACGGTGCTTGATTTCAATGTACTCAGCATAAGAGATTCTGTTATCTCCACGCTCCTCTATCTCTTTTTCACGTTGGTTTCTGTATCGTTCACGCTCTTTCCGTTCAATATCTTTCCGACGTTCAGAAACGTAGTCCAGCATCGCACTTGTTATTTTCAATGGATCTATTGAACCGTAGAACCGCCCATACTTCCCTGACTTAAACCGTGCTATGAAAAAACAGATTTCAGCGGCATTTATATAATAATACTCCGAAAGGAATATCTCCGATAGTTCAGAAAGTTGCTCTTTCGCTATCTTGGTTGAAACTTCTGCAAAGTCATTCAATGAGCCAAATTGTATCTTTAGCCATTCTATCGGTGTTTCATCCCCATAAGTAGAAGACAATAGCCCTAAACTCGGAATGCTGTCATTCAACGCCAGTTCTGAATGGGTTGCATTACATCTGACAAGTTTGAACTGCAAATCAGGGTTGTAATCAAGAATGAATTGTGCAGGATCGGGATATTTATTCAATAACGCCCTCTGCTTCAAGTTCCTTTCTCTTTTTTGCGGCAGCTTCTCTAACGGTTGTAGCGACTGCAAGAACTGAATCACGTTTTCGCTGCTCGCTATCCTGTTGATTTTTACTAAGTCTTGTCCCATTATAGTTTCCTTCCAATATTTTAGTAAAGTTTGCTTGTTTGAAAATCCAATCAAAGTCGCATTTCCAATTGCGGTCATTAGCTCCAAGTAAGAACGGGGATTGAAGAATGAGATTGAAAACACTCCTCACTGACTCTTTCCCATATTGGGCTATCCGGGCTTTTACAGCTTTTTTTCTCACATCAGTCATTGATCTTATCTGCTGGAGTCTGTCTTTGAATGTGGTATTATAGTATTCCATCAATCCGCTGTAATCAATCTTTTCAGAGGGGGAGGGCGAAGAAAGCTTGTCTTTCTTTGATACTCCGTCAGGAGTATTTTCTTTCTTTTGATGTAGAGATATATCTATATACTCTCTTTCTTCTTTCTTTGTATTTGTGCCCTCTGTGTGCCCTGATTTTTGTAAAAGTTCGGATTGCGGTAGATTGTTGTTCATGGGCTGTGCCCCAAGTTGTGCCCTTAGTTGTGCCCATTCGTGTCTTAATTCATTGATTTCCTTTTCAATACCTGTGTCCTTACTTGTGCCCTTGGTTGTGCCCATTGGATTATATTCTTCATATTTACATAAGGTTATAAGGTTCATTCCTTGATTGCACTCAACAGTTATCATACCTTTCTTTCTAAGATGCACAAGAAAGGAACGCACCTTCTTTTCAGACCATTTCCAACGCTGTGACAGAAATCTTATGGATGCAGGATATTGACCTCTTGAATAAGAGATTTCTCGACCTCCGATACTCTCCTTTCGGGGCGTTGCCTCAAATCGTGCAGACTGAATTAAGTCTAACCACGCTTCGCAACTGCTAAAAGTACGGGCTTCATTCCACATTTCATTCGAGAAAAACCTGCGGCTTAGCCTCAAAAATCCTTCGTCCATAGTCTTAGAATCTCACGTTAGTTAATTGCCTTCCGTTAGAAAATACAGCCCACTTACCATTACCGCTATCAAACAATCGTAAATCCGACACCTCTCCGAAACGTTTGATGTTACCGCATAAATCCACAATCCATCCACATTCTTTAGAAGGATGCGGGCGGATGGCACGACCGACTATCTGATACCACATGGCAAGTGACATTGTAGGACGTGCCATAACGACCGTATCAAGTTCCGGATAGTCAAAGCCAGTCGTAAGTACACCCACATTAGCTACTACCGGAATTTCACCAGCTTTGAACGCCTCAAGAATATGTTCACGTTCTTTCTTAGGAGTATCACCTGAAACGATAGCGCAACCGGGTATTGACATCGTTAACCGTTCCGCTTCTTTCAAAAAACGGGTAAAGACCAAAATACCCTTCCGTTTTCCTCCGGCTTTGGGATTCATCAGCCTTTGGACGATATGAACGAGATAACCGTAGAAGTCTATCCGTTCATATTCTTTTTGAACTGACCTATCCGTATAGTCGGCACCAGTAGTATTTACTTTCAAGTTAAGTTCATTCCACCCTGAAGGATTCATTGAATAGTAATCCAACTTCGCCAAGTAGCCCATATCTAATAGGGTTGATACCTGTACATGATAAATGACCTCTGAAAAGACATGAGGTTTTGTCCGAGTGATAAATTTCAGCATGGAGCCGAAATCACGGCTGGAGCTTAAACGGTATGGCGTTGCTGTCAGTCCAAGAACCTTACACTTCACTGCATCAAAAAAATCCTTGTACATTCCCTCTTTGGGGTTTACAAGATGACATTCATCCACAATGATGTTCTTGAAGTGGGTGAACAGTTCGGGATGATTCTTCACACTGCCGATGGTGGCGAATGTTATCCGGCTTATTTCTTTAGAGTTGAAAGAAGCTGAATAAATGCTGCAATCAAGAATACCGTATGAGCAGAGTTTCTTAAAGTTCTGTTCGAGTATTTCCTTCGAGGGCTGGAACACCAAGGTATGACCGTCAAGCCTTGCAGCTATATCCGCTATGATAAGCGACTTTCCGCTGCCCGTAGGTAACACCATAATGGCATTTGTTTTCTTCGCCTTGTTATTGAAGAAGGAAACGGCAGCATCAGAGGCTTTCTGTTGGTAATCTCTCAAACGGAATTGCATTTTCTCAATAAGTATTTGATTAATAATTCTTCATTTCTATTATTTCTCCTAAAGTTCTGCCATGCGGCTCCATAACTAAGATTATGCTTTTCGCAAAATTCAGAAAGAGAATACCGATTGCCATCAATATGTATATATACAGTATTAGTTCGGTTTCTAACCTGCTCTTTTCTGGTAGCCCATTTACAGTTTTCAGGAGAATAATTTCCGTTTACATCTTTTCTATCAATAGTAAGCCCTTTTTGATAACCACTATTCAAAGCCCAATTAACAAACGACTCAGGATTATTTTTCCATTCTTCACAGATACCTATTCCCCTGCCTCCATAATTTTTATAGCTTGAATGTTTAGGTGAATAGCATCGTTCTTTCATACATCTAAAAATCCTATAAATATCAGTTCTTGACAAACCGTGCCTATAATTATACTTAGTGATTCTATCTTTTGTTTTACACCCACAACTTTTTGATGTTCCATTTCGTAATCCATAAGCACTAACAGAATGAATAGAACCACAATCACATTGACAGATATAATAAGATTTAATTCCTTTATGGTCTAATCTATCCAAATCCTTATGCAATACAAGCCATCTACCGAACTTATGTCCTGACAAATCAGGCATCTTATTACATGATTTTTTATAACTCATAGCCCTTTCTCCTTTCGTAATTTCTTATTAAGGGCCTTGTAATACTTGATTAGCTGTTCGTACTCAAAATCAGTCATTTTGGAAGTGCTGGCAACTTTGACTTTCAGCAAATCAAACTTCTGTTGACCGATTTTAGCAATTAGATTCACCCGATAGCCTTCCAAATGGTCGGCTTTGAACCTGTTGCAGTGCCGGCATTCGGCATGGCAATTATTCTCATCAAACCGTGTTGCCAAATGTGTACGACTGAAATAGTGCCCGCAGTCTGCTTGTGTAAACGGCTTTATCTGTCCGCACGAGATACATCTAAAATATCCGTTTGGCATTGCATCACGAAGCCGGATAAAAAGGGAAAACTCCTTGTCGAGCTTAGCTTTCAAATCCGGCTTCTTCTTTACTGCTATCCCTGCTTTATCAAACAGAGGTAAAGGCTTTTCTTTTTTCTTCTTAGGCTTCTTGATGTAATACGGCATAATTCATTGTTTTAGTTTGTGGTATCGGCAGGATTCGAACCTGCATGAGCTTTCTGCTTTGAGTAACCCTTCCGGCTGGGTAAAGCTCCAGTACTCGTCGTGCGTCTACCAATTCCGCCACGATACCAGATGCCCGTCTTTCCGGGCTGTCAATTATACTTCGATGATTACGATGTCAGGTGCAACACCTTTGATTGCTTCAATCTGTTCGTCAATCACCTTGTTTTTGTATTCCTCAATGGTTTCATTCGCACCAGCAGAAACCAAAGAAAGTGAAACATCTCTACCGTCTACATCAGCGTAAATCTCAACTTCGATTTCTTCACAGGCAAAGCCTTTGAAAAGAGGGATGTTCAGTTTGAATGATTTCGGCAAATTGGAATCAACCACCTGCGAGTAGTTGTCAACTTTGCTGCCGTTTTCCTCCTTGCTGCGCTCAATGTCTTGGTTTACCTTTGCTTTGAAATTCTTCAAAGTAGATACAAGCATCATATTCTGTGACTTGTCAGTAAAGAAAGCACGATGCATTTTGATGAACTTAGATAACTTGATGGGTTCCCATTTCTTTTCAACGTTGATACCAAACTCCTGCATTTCTTTTGAAGGCTGCAAAATACCGTTGATTTCAGTCTGATAGTAGTTGGTTTCATCAATAGTTAATGCTAACCCCATCTTATCACGATTTACAATGATATTGGTCGATTTCTGATTAATCAGTTCGACACGTTTTTCCAACCATCTGAGAGGTGCATCTATCGTTCCATTGATAACTACTCTTTCTGGTTCTTTTGGGTCGAGTGCTACGGGGGCTTCTCCCTCTCTCAATACTACTTCAATTGGTGCACCGTTATAATCTTTCGGTATAATCACGTTTAATTTGTTTTCGCTCATGATTCTGTTCCTGTTTTACGGTTAATACTGAATACTGTCTTCTGCATTTCTTGCGGCATAATCGGGCGGCTGTAAACCAGTTCACCCAACTTGTTATAGAATCCTGCCATCTTTTCCTCATGGTAAAGGATTTTGGCACATTCTTCATTTTCCACAAACTCAGAACCTCTCTTGATGTGGTCCAGAAGTTCCTGCTTTTCTTCATTCAAAGGTTTCAGGCGTTCTTTGAACTCTTCCATAGCCTCTTTCTTTTCAATCTCAATATCATTGATGGTGATTGATACCTCGGCTAATGTTTCTTTCTTTTGCGCCAATTCTTCGGGTGTGAATCGGTGGGTATAACCAATTTTCTCTACTGCATCGGCATTATCCTGAAGGAACTGCCAACGTTCCTGTTCAAGGATTTCTTGACCTAAAAATTTGTCCATAAATATTTTACTTTTGGTTATTATTCTTCAACCATACTTCATATTCTTCTTTATAGAAACTAGGAATAATCCCTTTGCGTTTAAAGTCGATATACTCCTGTACCATACAATCATCCCAGTCAACTCCGTTGTCGGGTACATCTTCCGTTTCTGATGTACAAAGAGTGTATTCAAATGGATTATACCCACTGTTGAGCCCATATTCTTCAACTATCTTGATTACATTTTCATCGGTGGTTATTTGTTTGATTTCACTTTCAGCCACACACCCGGATATTTCAGAGTGTTTGCCAAGTACTTCACCGAAGTAAACACAGATTTTACTATTCACTAAGTATTCGACATCTTCTGTATCTGCAATAAATACTCCTTCAAGATTGCCCATTCTTCCGCAATCGAAGTCCATTTTAAATAATGCTTTCATAACTAAATAAATTCTTGATTTCTTTGTATTTCCTGCTGGGCGTATATCAGCATTTGATGTTCATTTGCAGCCGGCAGATAGATACCTGCCACTGAGGCACTCCAATTTCGGAAACGGTCAATACTCAAAGTCATTTCACCTGTTGTCAGCTCGGCAGAACTGCGCAAATAGGTTACTTCATTGCCTTTCTTGTTGACCATCTTACGTTCAAACAAATCACGGTTGCAAGTCCTCTTATAGAAGTCAATTTTTGCTTCGTCGAGACTGCAACCGTACTCACCACCGAAATACCCTAAAAGAAGATGCAAGTAGCTGTTTTGGGCAAGCGTGCGGTTAGGTAGTTTCTTTTTCACTTCCACCACCGCACGTTCACTAAATAGCTTGTTTACATACTCCTTGAACTTGGGTATTTCATAATGATTTGATAAATTAAATATCATTTTTCTTTTTCCAAATATAGCCACCAGCCGTTTTCCTTTTGCCGAGCGTACAAGCATTGATACTTGATGCAGCAACTTGTGTTTCAAGAGAAGCCACTTTTGCACTTTCAAATTCAGCTATATAATTCATTTGTAATCCAAATTGCACAACTGGAATTGAATGAGTTATAGACATCTTTCTTTTAGAAAAACTTGAATGCTTTTTATTATACATTGGATGTTTTTCCCCTTTTCGGCTCATTGACATTCGTTTTTTAGTTTCTGCATTGATAACTTTACCTTTAGCAGATTTACTAAAACGGCTTTTAGTAATAGGATTATTATTGTTTTCCGTGCGAGTTACCCACCTTAAATTACAAACATTATTATCCGTTCTAATTCCATTAATGTGGTCTACCTCTGGTTTATTAAATGGATTGGGGATAAAAGTTTCTGCAACAATTCGATGTAACAGTCTTTTATCTTTTCTCAAAGTAACATAAACATATCCGTTCTTTACTCCAACATTTGGAGTAAGCACCTTATTAGGATTCCGAACTTTACCTGTATTAGAAACTTGATAATATCCATTATACCCTTTTACTGTTTTCCAAATCTCTTCCATATCATTCTTCAAGTCGAACAACATACGCTAAAAAGGCAAATCGTCCTTTACATTGCCATTAACATCAACCGGAGGCGGGAAATTCTGTGGCTGTTGCTGATAGGTCGACTGTGGCGCTGGCTGTTGTACCGATGTTGTTTGTTGGGATTGCGATACACCACCACGCGCATCTATTTTGTAGCACCGGATAGATGCCATACGTTTGAGTTCTCCGTCCTGATTCGTCCAAGAACGCCCTTGTAAGACAAACGATACAGTAACAACATCACCCTGATTAAAGCGGTCAAGTTCTGCACACTTATCGCCTGAAAACTCTAAGGGAATAACATTCTCATACTCGCTACGCTCTCCCGTATAAGGGTCGTAAGTAGTAGCATCTAAAATAAACTCCCGTTTTGTAAATGAGGAACCACCGTTTTTGGATGGTATTTGAACGGTTTGTCCAATTTCGATTATCCGTCCGGTTATTTGGTTTGCCATTAATTTTCTCCTCCAAAAATCTTTTTATCGGTTATAAGTTCTCTGTTTTCTTCCAAGAACCGGATAAACTCCTCACAATGGTTAGTGAGGATTGGTATATCACGTTCAGGATTGAAAACGTATGTTTCTGTATAGGTATCTACCACATAACCGCCTTTGTTGAACTCCACAATGTTATACTCAAATGTCCGTACATCAGAACCGTTCTTCATTAAAGCGTATGGATATACTAAATGCTGGTGGTGATCTTTGAACTTTCCCACGGTATAACTACCGGTTGTTTTGATGTCGTGAATACTGGTAGGCATCAGTTCGTCAATCAAACCATAAACCAAAACATTGCCGTATGCGGTTGGAAGAATCGCTTCTACTCTTTGTTGGGTTAATGCTCCTTTGAAGTAACCGGAAAACTCTCGGCAAAGTGAGATTGGGAAAGTAAAAACACGATTATTATAGGTAGCTTTCAAACCTATAACCTCGTTGGTCTGAACCTCATCGTAATACAAAGGTTTACCTGTTTCGTCACAAGCTCCTTCGCGTATTACCTTATATATCTTTTCAACCTGCACGGTTTCGGATTTCCGATTTTCAACCATACAGTCAATAACCTCATTAAAGGCTGTTCCCTTGTCTGCCGCTTCGCTGTCGAATGGCTTGCGGTTAATCCGGTCTATCAGTTCTTGAAACTGTTGTTCGTGAAATTCTTCGGGAGTATGGGGTGGATTTTCTGACCACCCCCAGTACTTATCCCAAATCACATCACTATTCAGATATGCCCCAAAGGCATCAAGAAGCGTTGCGTAAATACGATATTTAGGCTGCTGGTTCATATTTTTTTTCTGAATTAAGTTTCAGATTCAAAGACTTCGCTTTGTTAGCTACCAACTTTGCCGCCATTTGCTTTGAAGAACCAACGTGCTCAAAGTTATCTATTTGCGCGATAAAATTATTGGCAGATTCCGCATCCGTAATAAGTTCGATCTGTTCTTTTATCTCTTCAATAACTTTATCATACTTTTCCTGTGCCTCTTTCTTGGCAGCAAGCATACCCAAATACGAATTGATTATCTTGGCGGTGATAAAGTCGTTCTTTGCGGTTGGATTACCATTCTTGTCAAGGATGGTAGGAACTTCCATCACTGAAGGAAGATTGCAAGTATTCTTACCGTCATTTCTTGAAGTTGGGTCAAAAGTAATAGTACGTCTTTGGACGCCTCTTTCGCTTTTCATTTCAAGATAACCGAGCAAATCCAGTTCAGTAACGATAGAGTTGTAGGATTTTTCACGCAAGGCAGGGATAAACACCGTATCATCACCTTCTTTTCTTGTGTCGCGATGGGCAACGAAAATGATGTGCTTGTTAAGCCCCGAAAGTGTTCGTGTCATCCATGAAAACTCTGCATTGATACCGCTCCAATCACGGATGGACGGCTGGCGGGTTCCACACTTGTGAGTAATGATGAAGTCCATCATCTTGCCGATGGTATCTACTACAATGGTCTGATAAGCGGACAAGTCCTCTTGAAGAACTTGCTGAACATCGCTCCATGAAGTGACCTGTACTGTGTCTATATTCTCCAAGTGCGCCATGTTCATGCGCTTCACGCCGTTATCGAAGTCCAACAGCAGCGGTTTCGGTGCGCTCAATGCTACCGTACTCTTTCCCATTCCGGCTTGACCGTAAATCATCATCTTCACGGTGGTCGGGATAACTAATTCATTACTTTTCTTAATCAGTGACATAATCGTAAATTTTATAGGGTTATTTGTTCAGATATTTACTCATTTTAAAAGCATTAATAGCGGATTGTATCTCGAACTTGGAATATATGATAGGAGAATTTCTGGATGAGCCTTTTCTTTTCTTATGCACCAATCCTTCTTTCTCTAACTTTTCCAAAAAGTTAGGTTCATACCCAAGTGTCTTTAACCATCTGAACGCTTCTCTTTGCTTGATTTCATCAGATACAGGAGACCGTTTCTTCTCACTGGCAGCTGCACCAAGCTCCGCCATGTCCATGCAGATATTTTTAAATTCAAATAATTCAAGTCTTACCTCCATACCGTCCAGTTCTTTCAATTCGTTCAACTCTCGTTCTTCGTCCCCTTCTCATATCGCCCTGTTCGTGATAGAGCGAAAAAGAAAAGATGCACAACAGGCAGAAAGCAACAGCCGACCTAATAGTAGGTGAAAAGTCCATCGTGAACTTCATACCAGCTATTCTCTCATATAGCATGGTTGCCAGTTCTCTGCCGTTCCTTACGTTCAAAATCTCAAAAGCTCTTTGCAGTTGGTTGTTTATCGTGCTGACCGCTCGGCATTTGAGGTTTGCAATTTCTTTTTTCTCATACCCTTGTGCATACATTCGTGCCGTAATCTCGCATTCAGGTGTAAGTTCATTAAAAACTCTCTTCATAATCGTGTAAGTCAGCTGATTAATAATTGCGAATAACCTCAATATATCCGGCTTCCCTGTTAGTGTCCACCGAATACAAAGTTTGCTTCTTGTCTATTATCCGATCAATCCTTGCCAGCCTGTTAAGATCAGCGGTACACCTGCGAAGCTGTCCGGCAAGTTTGTCGCTAAAGTCAAAGCTGATTCTGTCATTCTTCTTTTTCAGCTTTTTCTTGATTTCTGTTCTTTCTTTCAGTTCTTTTGCCATAAGAGTAAAATTTAATTAATGATTCGTGGATGGTAAGGGAATCGAACCCCTCTCAATCGTGCCAATTGTTTGCGCAACACGAAGCTCTAACCGATAAGCTAACCATCCGATTAAAAAAGGTGCACTATCCTCACGGACGGCACACCCAGTACAAACACAATATAAAACACGAATATCTAATCTATTATCAGAACAATGCTTTTAACCGCGTTCTTGAAATGATCAAACTTCCGGTTCAAATCACTCCAAGATTTATACCATGTATTTTTCTCTTCAGCTAATTTCTCGTTAGCCTCTTCCAGTTCCTGCACACGCCTTACTAAATCTTCATGCGTCATGCCTCTTAATTCTTCCACTGTCATAATCGTATAAATTTAAAATGTCGTTAAAAAGGTAGGAGTCGAACCTACTTCTTGTAAGCTAAATGAATATATAAATTAGAATATAAGTTAATACCAACAATTAATCGCTTACACGCATTCCAACAATGCTACTTCATAAATTACCGCCCAGCTGGTTTACAAGGTGATTGTGCACTCATCCCCATGCGCCTTGTGCCGGATTATAGGACTACCTTTTAGTGGTCTGTTTTAAGTTCTCTATAAGTTATTCTCATGAGCGACACACACCCTACACATATAACACTCATTATAGTGATAGAGAATATTTTCATAGGACTGTAAGTAGTAATAGCCCCGTAAAGCATACCGGCAGCACATATACTAACCAATATAGATAAAACGAATTGGATTGTTTTCATAATCGTATAAATTTAAATAAGTACCTGTACCCTAATCGAATAACAGAACCTTATTTCAGTTCAGTACAGGCTATATTGTCGAAAACAGTACGGACGCCTAACCCGTATGCTCACTGCTCAAAGACGATTCTTTGCGGTGTTTTCTATTAATTGTTAAACATTGCACAGCTCACAAGCTCCAACTTGCTTATGTGCGTTTGTTATCTTTGGTTGGCAAAAACGGCTTATGAATTACACCGTAATTGCTTTTACAGAATTTCAAAGAACTAATCAATAGTACCCTACCCGATTCTCGCTATCGGTTGCCGTTCAATCCGTCTGTAGGGCTGTCGTGCGTTGCATAATCGTGTATTATGCGTATCGGCTGATACCTTGTACCCGGCATAGAGCATCGTAGTCCATGCCATCATCTTCACAAGTTTCAAAACCTTTTAAGGCATCTTCCAAACTGTCTATCTCATCCGTTATCAACTGGATAGCTTCTTTTTTGCTATCAGCATTGAACATCAGGCAGACAGCCTCTTCATCATTGTTATGGGCAGCCTCTAAATCTTTATAAAGGCTATCCAACTGCTGGTTAATCGTGTAAGCATTCATATCCATATCTTTTATGCGATTGACATCAGATTAGCTTTTTTGAAGCATCTGAATTCTTGGCGTTCAGTATCATAGTAAGTCTGGACGGTATCATTCTTTTTTCTGTTGTCAGTACCAGTGATGGCAGGCATCAGCTTTTCATTTAGTGTACCGTATGCCTCACGAACGGAACCGTCCACTTTTTTGAAGTAGAACTTCACTATCTTCTTTTTCATCTCACCTTTCAACTTCAAGTTAGCCCAAGAGAGCTTCATTGCTTCGCTCATGGTGTAGCCATTACGCTTAACGAACTGCCAAGCAAGGCTCATTACTTCGTGTAAAAATTCTCTTGTTCTCATAATCGTGTATTTTAATATGTTTATACTATTTGAAATCTGAATTAATCTTCGTTTCTTTGTATCAGTTTAATTTGATAATGCAAATATACTATCAATTTTGATATAGTATATCATTTTTGATTATTATTTGTGTTAATAATATCTAATTTGATTAATCTAAAATGATAACATTAAGACAAATAATTAGAAATCAAGGTGTTACAAATAAAGTAATAGCTGATGCGTTAGGCATAGAATCTACCAATATAGGTAGATATGATGATTTATCTAAAAGAAGACTATCAGAATTGATAATCATATCTAAAGCCTTGGATATGTCTCTAGGCGATCTTGTCCAACAGGCAATGGCTGATGAGATTGAACTAGGAGATGTTACGATTATCAATAAGCCTAAATATATAGAAAGGATAGATGAAGAAGGCATAATTAATCTATATGACATTGAGGCTGCCGCAAATTTGAAATCTCTTTTGGTGAACAAAGACCAAAACATACTAGGAAAGATAAGTATCCCCAACATACCGAAATGTGACGGTGCTGTATATGTCAAAGGAGATTCTATGTATCCTTTATTGAAATCGGGAGATATTATAGCTTATAAAGAAGTTCCCGTAGAAATCCAACACATTTTTTATGGGGAAATGTATTTGGTTTCAATAGATGTAGAAGGTGAAGAATATCTAACTGTAAAATACATAAATCAATCTGAAAAAGGAGGTGATTGGATTAAGTTGGTAAGTTACAATCAGCACCATCAACCCAAAGATTTTCCTTTGGCATCAGTTAAGGCACTAGCTTTAGTAAAACTAAGCATTAGGATGAATACGATGAAATAAACGCCATGAGTTTCAACCAATACACATGGGACCTATATAAACAGACCACAATCGGAATAGAGATGATAAAATACTTTTCCGATGCGGGAGGATATGTTTTATTCAAGGATTATTGTCCGTACGCTAATTTCATACCAGAAGATTTATATAACGATTGGTTGGAGAATATATATTGCTACGGTGTATCAGATTATGACCATCCCAGCTCATTGGAAGAAGCAAAAGATTTATACATTTCACTTATCACATTAGGCATAAGGGTAGAAGGGCAACAATGGCTTCCTGCTAACGACTTCAAGAATATGCTTGGGATTATCCAGCCGATGTCCTATGTCTTATCACAGTTCGCCCCAGAATATTTCTTCCCGTACCTGTTCCTTTGCCGAATATTCGAGCTGAATAAAATAGCGGATTTCTTTAACATAGACCTCCCCAATATTCCCAAAAGAACTGATTACAAAGGAAGGTGCATGTATTATTGGGAACTTTGCGAGGTGTTTTATTTGTTCAGAAAAGAAAATGGACTATCTCCAGCAGATCTATGGTCTTTCCTATACGACTTCGCACCCAATAATCTCCCAAGCGAGAAAATAGACATGCCCAAACCGTCACAAGTCTGGTTCATTGGCGGCAGGTTATACCAAGAAGATAAATCCTTAGAATCGAAATTCTGGCAGTCAAGCCCCGAAACAAAGAAAGGGGATATTCTTGTTCATTACGAAACGTCCCCAATCAGTGCAATCACTTGCATAGAGATATCGCTTACGGATGGCGTAATAGACCCTCTATTCCGATACTACGGGTGTATCTATATTGGGAATAGAATAAATATTCCTCACATTACTTTGAAAGAACTACAAACTGATGAATATTTTTTCAAACACCCACTTGTTAGAAAAAACTTTCAGGGAGTAAATGGTTGGTCGGTTAACAGTGAGAACTATTCAGAGTTACTTCGGATGATAAAAACAAAAGGATTTGATATAGAGGTTTTGCCAAAATTGTATGCCCCAACCTTGCCCAAAGACGTAATTATAGAGTACGAACATGATGTAGAACAGCAATTGCTGGAACCATTGCTTAACTCTATGGGATGGTATGAAAACAAAGACTTCATCCGGCAGTTACCAATCCAAGCAGGGAGAGGACATAGGATATTCCCAGATTATGCGTTACATTATGGCAATAAACCAAATGAGGAAAGGGCAAAAGTGTTGATTGAAGCCAAGCTGTGTATGAGGAATAACAAGGAAAGAGAAGAAGCATATTTGCAAGCGCTCTCATACGCCCGATTACTTAATTCTTCTGTGATTGTTTTATGTGATAAGGATTACCTGATTGTTTATGAGAAAAAAGACAGCTTCGACCGGGACAGATACAAGAAATACTGTTGGGGAGATTTTGAGAATCCAGATACTTTCAACGAATTAAAGAACAAACTAAATATATAAGATTATGAAGAAGATTCTATTTACCATAATAGGCTTGTCAGCACTATTCTGTATGAGTTCCTGCGATGAAGCTGTTTATAAAGGGAGGAAAGTGTATAAAGCATATTTCGATTATACCTTAAAAGACCCTGAATCTTTCAAGGTGTACAGCGAAAAATACACAAAGGATGGAGATTTCACAGTAAATTGGGAACTGGATTATGGGTCTAAAAACTCTCTCGGTGGAATGGTGAGGGAGAAGGCTACGTTTACAACTGTTGGTACTTCGATATTTATAGACGGAAGTAGTTACAGGCTTGATGAATTGAAATGATTTGAAAATTGTTTTAGCAATATTTTAGCAATAACAACTAAAGAACATGATTGGAATCCGGGAAGAGTTAAAAAACAACATAAGCCGGGGATTACGCCCGGCTTTAACATGAAAATCTCCTTTGTTTCAACATTGTTTCAACATCAAACGAAAACGAAAAATATAAATAGGTGACAAACAGCAGATTAAGAAGTAGAAAAAATTAGCCAGATGAGCTAATACCCCGAGAAATAATAACGATGCAAAGATACATAGAAAATCAATAATACAAAGCTTTTGGGAAAGTTTTTTTTCATGTGAACAAAAAATTTATTTGCCACTTTTACTCCAAAGAGTTACTGTTGCGTGAAATTGTTAACCAATAGCTGACCAAGTTTAATAGCATAACAAGCGGATAACCCCGATTTGTGACAAGTCGGAGCTATCTAAATCATAAGTTAAAAGTTATTATGAAAAATCATTGTTGTATCAATACTATACCCCATCGGCATAATAACAGTCACAATAGTTACACGAACACCAAAGGGATCCCCACAGAAAGCTTCATTGGGAATACGGTGTATTTAGCTATGAATAACAACTATATGTCAAGAATGGATAGGATCGGAAAAAAGTCATACTGAAGCATCTTAGTAAAAGAACAATCATCGTCCTATCAAGTGCTACCCGGCATTATCTATATCAGTCCGGCAAAAGCATGAAAGGAGAAATATACCGAATATCCTAGAAGAGAAAGAAATATTCATGTCCGCCAATAACAAATCCACCACAAATACAACCAAGGGTTGCTGCTATTAACGGCTACGTACCATTTCAATTACAGCACTGTATTTCACAACTCTATGATTGGCAAGGCAAAAAAAGATGTAAAAATTGCATTAAACCTCCCCTATCGGCTTGGACCAAACTTCCTCTTTCGTTTCTTTACACATTACGGAAATAGTTCCTCCAACAAAATCCTTCACATATCCTTTGCGTTCAGCCAACATATCTTCCGCCATTCTAATGGCCTTAGCCTTATCTTTCAATGAAAATCCTTTATTAGCAAAATCATTACCTTCTTTAAAATATATATCATAAGTTTCCATTGTATCACCTTTTTAAATTTGAGTGGCAAAGATAAAACCTACAATTATTATGCACAAGAGATTTCTTAATTATTTTTCGAATATCGTCAAGAAACAATTTAACTAAAAAAATTCCCGACTTATCACAAGCCGGGAATTCATGTAAAAGCACTATTATAAATATACTAA